CGCAACAACTTCAGGACAAGATGCTGTAGGAGCGACAGGTACTGGTGCAACAGGTGTAGCAGCAGAGAGTGGTTTTGGTGCCTCCGGTACTAGTGGTTCTGAATCGGGTATAGGGCCTTCCCCTGGTCCTGATGTATCAGCGTCTACTGGAGAAGACGTATCTGGATATGGTAAAGACGGTGGACAGATTAAAGGATATCAAGAAGGTGATCTAGTAGAAGATGATCAAGCAGATACACAGTTAGATGGTTTAGGTCTTGGTCCTTTAGGTGTAATTAATGATCCTGATGGCACAACTGGAGTTGCAGATGATTTAGATATGGACCTTCCTGTTGGTTCTTACGTTTTAAATGAGGAAGCAGTAAAATTAACAGGAGTTGTTTCTGTAAATAAAATGATTAAAGAAGCTATTGATCTTGCTATAGAAGATGGAGTAGACCTTCCAAAAGAAATTAAAGCTTCTGAAAAAATTCCTATAAGAATTTCTCAAGGAGAAGGAGCAATCCCTAATCCTTTAGTAGATTACATAGGATTGAAAAAATTAGAAAACATGAATAACCGTGGTTTAAAAGTAAGGAAACAACGAGAGTCGGAAGAAGCGCCTGTTGAAATGGCTGCTGCTCCTTCTCCACAAGAAGATTTATTGGCACAGATACAACCTGTTGCTTAATAAAAACTGAACAGATACCCGAAAGGCCCTGTTCGCAAACACCAAGACGGATACCCAAAGTTCTCGCTTTGGCCCCAAGGAGGTACAATGGTTGATACAGAACAGAAGGAAGAATTAGAGCCTACCCCATATCAGAACGAATATCGAAGGACTCTCTTAGATTCTGATGAAGAAGAAACAGAAGAACTTAATCTTTCTGACCTTCCTGAAGAGGCAAATACTCAGAAAAATGAAGGACTAATTTCTAAGAAACAGGAACATGATTGGCAAAAAAGATATAGTGATCTTAAAAGCTATCATGATCGTCAACGAAATGAATGGCAACAAGAGAAAGAACTTCTTGATGCTCAAGCTAAATTAGCGGAACAAACTACTTCTTTAGCTTCAATGCCTAAAACAACAGAAGAACTCGAAGAATTTAAACAAGAGTATCCTGATGTATACGGAGTTGTTGAAACTGTTTCCAGACTTCAAGCAGAAGAAAGAACAGCAGAAATTGAAAAACGGATTGCTGCTCTTACTAAGAAAGAAGAAGAGGCCAAATACAAAACGGCTGAACAAGAGTTGTTGGTGCTACACCCCGACTTTATAGAGTTAAAAGAAAGTTCAGAATTTTTAAATTGGCTAGATTTGCAACCTGAGACTATTTCAAACGGTATCTATAAAAACCGTACTGATGCTAGATGGGCTGCTCGTATACTCGACCTTTACAAAATGGATTCTAACATTCAACCAAAGTCTAAATCTAAGAAAGCAGATGCAGCACAAGCTGTTTCTTTTACGCAGAAAACTGCACCTGCTACCGGTAGTGGAGATAAAAAGATTTGGACTAACGCTGAAATCTCTAAATTGAAGCCACATGAGTTTGAACATTTCGAAAAAGAAATTGTTAAGGCTTCAAAAGAGGGAAGAATAATATAACAGGAAAGGAGACATAAAATGTCTGTAGGAAGAGCTGCTGGTTATGACAATCTAGTCAATGATGCGTTTTTACCCAGCATATTCAGCCAGAAAGTCCTTAAATTCTTCCGTAGAGCGTCGGTTGCTGAAGCAATTACAAATACCGACTATTCGGGAGAAATCGAGAACTTTGGCGATACTGTGAAGATTATTAAGGAACCAACGGTTTCTGTATCTTCATACACTCGTGGTGCTGTCGTCAATACCCAAGACCTTACTGATACTGAAATTACTCTGACAGTTGATCAGGGTAACTACTTTGCTTTCAAGGTTGACGATATTGAAGAACGTCAGAGCCATGTTAACTGGGAATCACTAGCAACTTCTTCGGGTGCATTCTCGTTGAAAAGGGCTTTTGATTACAATGTCCTAAAAGAAATTAACGACAGTGCTGTTCAAGGTACTGCTACTACCGATACTGGTGCGGCTGGTGCAGCTATTTCCTGTAATACAGGTAATGAAGCTGCTAACGTCCTTGCCCGTTTTGCTCAACAGTTGGACGCAAATGATGTTCCACAAGAGAATCGGTGGTTTGTCGCTAATTCTGGATTCTACGAGATTTTGAAACAGGCCGATGCTAAGTTGATGGACGCCAGTGTTACTGGTGAGAACCAATCAGCTTTGATGAATGGTGCTGTCACTGCTCGTAAGATTCATGGTTTTACGTTGTACCAAACTAACGTCATCCAGACCGGCTCTGCTGGTACGGCTGCTACGTTTACGTTTGGCCCATCTGCCACTAGCGGTGAAACAACCGTTCTTGGTGGGCATATAAGTGCAGTTGCGACGGCTTCGCATATTGCAAAAACTGAAGTCATCCGTGATCCTGATAGCTTTGCTGACATCGTGCGTGGTCTACACGTCTTTGGCCGTAAGGTTCTTCGTGGTTCTGGTACTGGCTTTAAAGGCGTCCTTCAAGGCGTCGTAGACCTTAACACGTAAAGGAGGACTAAATTATGGCTACTTATAATGCTACGCATTCTGGCGGCGGTACTGTTGGTCACCCTTCTAGTGTCGCTAACGCCTATGTTATCACTTCTCCTGTTTATGATGCAGTAGATAATACTGATCTGGAGCAGGGTGATGTTGTTCAGTTGATTGATTTACCAGCAGATACGCTAATTGTTGGTGGAGCAATCGAAAATCTTGAGGCTTCTGGTAATGGTCAAATTACGTTTGACGTAGGTATTACTGGTGGAGATGTCGATGTGTGTGTTGATGGTGCTGCTTCAAATGGTACTACTTCTATCAACTTCTTTGGCGCTCAAGGTACTGATTCTTGTTTGGTAACTTCCGCCGATACGCTAGACCTTCTAGTAATTGACGGTGGTTCAAGTAAAACTACGGCATGGCGTTTTCGAGCGCATGTTGTCCTAGTTGATATCGCTAAGAACCCTGTTGAAAAAGCTACGGTGACGACGGGTACGTAACGCTTGAGTAAAGGTTTTGTAGGGTTCCTTTTAAAAACCCTACGCTACCCTCTTTGCTATGTTCAAATTATGAGGTAACAAATGTTTTTAAAGCTACTAGACAAAGAAGATACGATCTACTTACGAAACCAACTTGCGAATAAGAAATTCGTGGATGGAAAGAAAACACAAGCTATCAGTAAGCTGTATGATATCAAACAGAATAAAGAAACTATCGTTCCTGAAAGAGTTAGAAAATACTTAATCGACCTTCTGTATAATAACTCTTATATAGATTCAGTCTACTGTCCTAATCGAGTATCAGTTAATTTTTATAATAGGTATACCGAAGGAGACTTTTACGATTATCATATAGACTCATTCAAAGCATCACCAAAGTCTAAC